CAGTATGCTCAGGCCATTCCAGCGCTGGCAGCGCAAGGTCAAGACCCTAGCGAGATCATCTCGCGTATTGCAGAAGTTATCCAAGGCCGTCAAAAGGGTCTTCAGTTAGAGAACGTAATCGGCAAAGCATTTGCACCTAAAGAACAACCAGCAGCGCCAGAAATGCCTATGATGCCTGGCGCACCAGGAACTCCAGCAGCAGGTGCGGCCCCCGTACCTGCCTCGCAGCCAACTCCAGAACAAGGCGGAGCGGCCCCTGCTGCTGGTCCAGAACAACGTCCAGATATAGCAACCCTGCTAGCTTCTATTAGCGGCGCAGCATAACGTAAGGGAGGTGTAAAATGAACAGAGGATCACGTGCAGCAGCACCAATGTCAAAGCCAACTGAAGGCAAGAAGGATACTTCCAAGCCAGCAGGACCAGGCAAGGTGGTACCATCAATGATGCCAGCAGGTCGACGCGGAAACGCAGTCAAAAAAGGATAACCTTATTTCAATTAACGGAGGTACTGGGCGTGGATGATAAAGATATTAAAGTTCCACGCTCAGTACACTTCGCAGATTTTTTAGTAGTGCTCGCAGGTTTAGTACATAACATTTCAAGTTCTATCCATACAGCAACAGAAGAGTTAATGGAGATAGCTGTCTATAACGCTAACCGTAACTCAGAAGTAAACAAAGTATGGGAACAATTTTCAAACGATTTAGAAAAGATTCAGGAGGATACCGATGGTAGATAGCCCATTACAAATAGGCGGTCCAGGAAAATTCTCCGTACGTGAAGATTTACCACCGTCACAAAACTACGGTGATCGCAAGGCAATGGCAGAAGATATTGCAGGTGCACCAACTACTGGTAAGCCAGATGCACGTCCAGCACCCGCAGCAGAAGTTGCTGCCGCTGCTGCAAAGCCTACGCCAATAACATCAATGTTTGCACCAACCGAACGTCCAGGCGAAGACATTATGACCATCGCTGGTCCACCAAAGCCAGCAGAGGGTAAGTTGTCAGATACGCTTGCAGCGTTACTTCCATTCGATACAACTGGAGAAATTTCTGTTCTCTATCAGATGGCTTTATCTAGAGGTCAGTAGTGGGATCAACTTCCAATAACATTAAGGCTATATCTTCTCAGGCTGGATTAACTCCAGAGCAACAGCAGCAGATCAATGGCTACATCAAAGCTGTAGACTCGCACCAGCGGTTATCGTCTCTTCCATCAGGCGTTGCCAAGTTAGAGTATGGAAAACTAACACCAGAGCAACAGAGATCTTTGAAGGATAACTTTGGCAACGTTGAACAAAAGCGTGGATGGCTAGGTACAGCACTTCATTACACGGTAGATCCGTTCATTGCTGCTGTATCTGCTCCAGTTAAACTGGCTTTCAAAGGCGTACAAGAACTTTCAGATTTAAGCACACGTGCCTACCGTACTGCTGCTATCGCACTTGACCAAAATGTAAACATTGGTAAAGCGTGGACAACAGCAAATGATAAGGGCGACAAAGTATTTAGCCCATCACGTATGGCTGCAGCAACAAAGATATTTGGTTCAGGCTATATGTCTGTTGCACAAAAAGTTGCAGAGGGTATGACACTAGACCAGATCATTGCAACTGGAACAGAAGAAGAAAAGCGAATTGCATCAGGTGCTGCACAAAAGAAAGATCCACTCTTTCAAGATGCGCTAGATGCAGCTAACGCTGCTAAGTATTCTCCAGGTCGAGCACTCGCTAATGCATTACTTCCTCAAAAGTGGGAAGGATCAGGCGCAGCCTATAGAACTATCTCAGGTTTAGGCGATGCAGCGTTCCGCGTATTTGCAGATCCAACGCTTTTACTTGGTAAGGCTAAAAAAATATATGATGTGCAAAAATATGCACTCGATAGCATTGTTGGCGATGCGGGTAACGTACAAAAAGCATTCCAAGTAGCAAGCGTACAACGATTTGATAGAGACTTTGTTGGAGCACTCAAGAATTACTCAGTAGCTCGCAAGGCAATCAAAGAAGGTTCAGCAGATCCACAGGCTTTAGTTCAGGCAGGTATTCAACTCAAGCGTATTGCTCCAGAATTTGGTGATGATGTTATTGAGGCTATGCTTAAAGAAGGCGTAGTTGAAGCTGGTACTATGAAGAACTTCCTTGCTGGAAGCGAAGAGATGCTTCGTATCCTAGGTGGTCAAGCAGGTCGTCAGGTTCAGTTACTGCCACGTATGGACTTAGCACGTCAGACTCGTATTGCAACATTGACTGCTGGTAATAAACTTCTTCGCTTTGACCAATCAGGTAAGCGCATTAACCGTGAAATCTTTAGTGACCAGACCACTATTGGTGGCATTGAAGCTCAGTTAATGGCTAAGACTAAGATTATTGATAATCGCACAGGTGAGGCAGCAACTGCTAATACACCAAAGGAATTTTTAGAGCAAGTTGAAACAAACATCATTGGCGACATTGAGCGCAAGACTGCAAAGTTACGTGCAGATGGTGCATTCCGTATGCCATTGGATTATGTCCAAGATCGCATTGACCGCTTTGCATCTAAGTTTGCGAAGGTTCCATTTTTCCGTGATAACTACTTTGACCCTAACGCAGCAGATTCTGCTGAGAAGGTCTACCAGTTAGCACGTCTTGCTAATACTCGTTACAACTCGCGCCTATTTGCAGAAGCATTTAAGGCTGGAGACGAAGCACAGAAGCGTCAGATTATGATGGGTGTCTTCAATACAGTAGCTGAGATCCGTGGACTTAACAAAGTTCCTGGCGGTAAGAACATCTTAGATAAACTGGCTGACTCATCACGCGAGCAACTCTTTGCTCCACGAATTCTAGTACGTGATGCTAAGGGTAAACCAGTTCTTAACGATGATGGCACAC